ATTGAGGTTGATAATATGACGCAATTCTGCTATGATAGAAATCTACAGCAAAGTTGTATGTCAAACATCTGGAACAACAAAAGAAACTCTCATAAAGGATGGAAAAAAGCATAATGGATTTCCTTAAAGAAATTGTAAAAGAGATTGGTAATGAGTATACACAACTCGCCTCAGACATCGACGAATCAGAATCCTATGTGGACACGGGTTCGTACATTTTTAACGGACTTGTATCAGGTAGTATTTTTGGGGGTGTATCTGGTAACAAGATTACTGCCATTGCTGGTGAGTCTTCTACTGGCAAGACTTTCTTTAGTCTCGCCGTTGTTAAAAACTTTCTGGATTCTAATCCTGACGGTTACTGCCTGCACTTTGACACTGAAGCAGCAGTTAATAAGTCTCTTCTTGAGAATCGTGGAATCGACCTGAATCGATTGGTTGTTGTCAATGTCGTCACCATTGAGGAGTTCAGGTCCAAGGCTCTGAGAGCTGTGGACATTTATCTCAAAACCAACGCAGAAGACCGCAAGCCCTGTATGTTTGTGTTAGACTCGTTAGGTATGTTGTCAACTGAAAAAGAAATCTCTGACGCACTGGCAGACAAACAGGTTCGTGATATGACAAAATCACAACTGGTAAAGGGAGCATTCAGGATGCTCACCCTGAAATTGGGACAGGCTAACATTCCAATGATTGTCACCAACCACACCTACGACGTAATCGGTAGCTATGTTCCAACTAAAGAAATGGGCGGAGGCAGTGGCCTCAAGTATGCAGCAAGTACGATCATCTATCTCAGCAAATCAAAAGAAAAAGATGGAACGGAAGTGGTCGGAAATATTATCAAAGCTAAGACTCACAAGTCGCGTTTGAGTAAAGAGAATAAAGAGGTTAAGATACGTCTCTACTATGATGAGAGAGGTCTTGACAGATACTATGGTCTATTGGAACTGGGAGAGGCAGGTGGTCTTTGGAAAAACGTAGCAGGTAGATATGAGATTGATGGTAAGAAGGTGTACGCCAAGGCCATCCTCAAAGATCCCGAGACATATTTCACTCCAGAGGTAATGGAGAAACTAGACCAAATTGCAAAGAGAGAGTTCAGCTATGGAGAAAATTGAGTTTCTTATTCTTAAGAACCTTTTACATAATGAAGACTACATGAGGAAGGTTATTCCCTTCCTCAAATCAGAATACTTTCAAGACAAAAATCAAAAAATTGTATTCGAAGAAATACTAGATTTTGTTAGTGAGTATAACCAGACACCAACTAAAGAAATCCTCACCATTGAGGTTGAGAAGAGAAAAAATATAAATGAAAATGATTTCAAGGAACTTTCACAACTCATTAGTTACCTTGATAATGAACCTGTAGAGTTTGATTGGTTGATGTTTACCACCGAAAAGTGGTGTAAAGATCGTGCCGTATATCTTGCTCTTCTTGAGTCTATCAATATTGCGGATGGTGGTGATGACAAAAAAGGTCCTGATTCTATCCCTTCTATTCTTTCCGATGCACTTGCTGTTGGTTTTGATAATCATGTTGGTCATGACTATCTAACTGATTTTGAGTGGAGATATGAAATGTATCACCGCAAAGAGAATCGTATTGAGTTTGACCTTGAGTTCTTCAATAAGATTACTAAAGGTGGTATTGTCAATAAGTCTTTGAATATTGCATTGGCAGGTACTGGTGTTGGTAAGTCATTGTTCATGTGTCACATGGCATCATCTTGTCTTCTTCAAGGTAAAAATGTTTTGTATATTACAATGGAGATGGCAGAAGAGAAGATTGCAGAACGTATTGATGCTAACCTTCTCAATGTTCCCATTCAGGATATTACAGAACTTCCACAAGATGTATTTTTTAAGAAGGTAAATAAGTTATCACAAAAGACACAAGGTTCTCTTATCATCAAAGAGTATCCAACAGCATCAGCACATGTGGGACACTTTACAGCTCTTCTTAACGAACTTGCACTTAAGAAGTCATTTAAGCCTGATATTATTTTCATTGATTACCTTAATATTTGTGCTTCCCAACGGTATCGGGCGGGCAGCAATGTTAACTCATATACGGTTATCAAATCTATTGCTGAAGAACTTCGAGGCATGGCTGTCAAGGCCGATGTCCCTGTCGTTTCTGCCACCCAGACCACTCGTTCTGGTTTTGGTAGCAGCGACGTTGAGCTCACTGATACTTCTGAGTCCTTTGGTCTGCCTGCTACTGCTGATCTTATGTTTGCCCTTATTTCAACAGATGAGCTTGAATCACTGGGACAAATAATGGTCAAACAGTTGAAGAATAGATACAATGATCTCAATATGAATAAGAGATTTGTTGTAGGTATTGATAGATCAAAGATGAGACTATATGACTGTGAACAATCTGCTCAAGATGACATCCTTGACAATGGTAAGGATGAAGAGTATGATAACGAAGAGAAACCCAAGAAAAGTTTTAGTGGATTCAAATTCTAATGTCAATAGAAATTAAAAAATACGCCTCCATTGAAAGAGATGGATACTTCCAGATCTATGATAAAGATGGTAATCCCGTCTGTCAGACCCCATCAATCGCTGATGCAAAATTAATGTTGTCTCTTGGAGAAGGTAGGACACTCAGAAAGGTGTCTGTTCTCCAACCAGAGACAGTAGATGTTTCCTATATTGCAGAAGAACCAGACAAACAACTAGAACCACAAAACATTTTACCAGAATCACATCAACAACCCTTAGAACTATGACCGTCACTCCTAACCAAGAACAAACTATCGATTACGATAAGTATCTTGACTTTGTTTACAAGACCACCTCTGCACCTAGCACAGACTTCCATGTACTTAAAGAACGTATTGACGAACTTCAGCGAGACGGTGCTGACGTGGCTCGTCTTGCGACTGCTGCGTTTGGCCTTAGTGCTGAGGCAGGTGAGTTCACAGAGATCGTTAAAAAGATCATCCTACAGGGTAAGCCTTACTCGGAAGAAAATATCTTTCACATGAAGCGTGAACTCGGTGATATCATGTGGTATATGGCCCAGGCTTGTATGGCGCTAGATACTACACTCGATGAAGTTCTCAAGATGAATTATGAGAAACTGAGTGATCGTTTCCCAGAAGGATATTTTGATGTCTATCGATCTGAAAACCGTGCAAAGGGAGACGTATGAACCTCACTGATGAGGGTATTGTTCCTGAACGTATCAAGAACATTCGATCATTCATTGATGAGATTGCAGACAAAGTGAGAGAGGATGATTAATTTCATCTACAAATTCTTCAGTGTGGTGGTCATAAACTGCATCACACCGGAGAATTTTTCTTATTGCATTAGAATAGATCAGTGGTTGGTACCTGATATTCAATACTACGCACCATATCTCTGGGGTGAGAGACAGGCATACGATACAGAGAAAGATATAAATAACTAAAAAGTAAGTAGCAAGATGTCTTCATCAATGAATAACTTTATGGAAGCTTACAGAGCTGTCCATAGTCCAGAGGCTAAACAAGTTTTCTATAAGAGCAGAGATCAGATCACTGAAATGAATCTGTCTGTTCTTTTTGATACTGATCTTGTTGATATTGCTGAGCAGGTTGTTGCTAAATTCTTTGAGACCCTGACTGTATCGGAGACCAAGACATTGGTTGAGAAGTCATTTGCTGATACTCCATCAGTTCAGGACCAGAAAGTATCGAGACTGGTTGAAGCATTCAAGAAAGTATTTGGTAAGGTTGATGAGACCGCAGCTACTTTGGCTCGTGAATCATTCATCCAATTCCTTAACAGAAAGAGACTGGAAAGAAATAAGGCTGTAATGAACTCTATTGATGAGTCACACGCCAGAATCCACAGACATAAGAACGCTGGTGAGATTGAGAATGTCAAGAACCTTCTCATCTCCATGATGGAGAAGAAGTTGGATGCAGTCGGTAAGGAAGACGCCGACATCGACAATGATGGTGACGTTGATAAGTCTGACAAGTATCTCCACAAGAGAAGAAAGGCCATCGGTAAGGCCATGGGTAAGAAGGATAAGAAAGAGGATGACGATGACAAGGAAGAGAATGGTGAGATGAGTGAGGGTGCAGGAATGCACCGTGACGCCAAGACTGGTGAAGTAGTAGATAAGGCAGAGGTTGGTAAGACCTACTATCCAAATATGCCCAAGAAAAAGACTTCAGTAACCAAGAAACCTGATGCTTTCGGTGGTCGTTTCTCCAAAGAAGAGATTGAAAAAATCAACAAGATTGTTGAATCCTGGGAATGATACGGAGTTGAGATGGATGTTTTTAAATATCTAAAGCAAGTCAACAACCACATTAAAGAAGCGGCAGCTGATGATGCTCGTGAGATGGGGTTGGAGTATGCTGGTTATGGAAAGTGGAAGGATCCCAAGACAGGTCAAGTAACTCATAAGAGTGTGAAGAGTGCTGGTCAAACCACTCTTCAACAACTTGATAAGAAGGAAGAACCACAAAAACAAGATAAGAAACCAAAAGAGAAAAAGACTCTGAGTAAGTTTAAGAAAGATGCTGCTCAGGAACCACCCAAGAGAATGGACCTGTCAGTAGCAAAGGATGCTGACCCAGAGAAGACTGCTGAGTATTCTGCTATGGCAGCTGCTCAAGGTATGTGGCCTCATTATTCTGATGAGAGAAAACAATATCACATCGACCAACAGAAAGCGATGGCTGCACAGGCTGAGGCAGAAGCTGAGGCAGCTGCAGCTGCTGAAGAAGAGAAGGCAGCTAAGGAAGAACCTGCACCTGAAGAAGAGAAGAGTGTAGAAGATTTTAGAACTATTGATGATATCAGAGACGAGGAAGAGGAGACAACTGATGATGAGATAGATGAGGATGACTTTGATTCTCAAATGTCAGAGGTTGATGCTGAGTATCAACAAGCTATAAAGGACGCCACTGATAGACAAAGAAAGATTCTTGACAAGAAGTATGGTGCTTTCCGTGAGGCACTCCAAAAGATTCCTGGTGGAACTGAGAGAGGTTCATTCCTTCAGGCCATGGCTCACGCCAAGACATTTGAGGGTAGAGTTAACGCAGGTGCAGGTAAAAACAACCTGGGATATGGTGATGTTCAGAACCTGATGGCTAACAGAGACCGTCTGTTGGAAGGATATGGTGACGGTTCACCAGAACAAATCAAAAAGTTTGTTGATTCTGTCCGTTCGAATGAGGTATCTGATGAGTTTGTAGATGCATCATTTGACATTCTCCCTGAGTCATTCAAGAAATCATTGAGTGGTAAGGGTCAAGTCACCAATGATAAGTATGTGTCTGATGATAAGGCACACAAAGACATGCACTATCTCGGAAAGAATGAAGATGGCACTGCAAGAAGAGGAGCTGCCAACAACAAGGATAGAGCCAAGTTGATGTGGAGAATCTACCTGGAACAGGGTGGTCGTGATGCCTATACTGGTCTCCCACTTGACATTCAGGCTATGGATTTGGAACACGTTCGTGGTTTCAACAACAAAGATGATGGTAAACCAAGTAAAGAAGAGTGGGAACAGAGAGAAAATGATGATAACTTCACTCTGATTAACTCAAACATCAACCAGAAGAAGGTTGATTTGTCTATGAAAGACTTCTTTGAGAGAGAAGTTGATCCTCTCAAGGACAGGGGAGAGGATGAGTTTGGTGGTATCGAGAAACTCTTTGAGAAACAGAACCAGATTGGTACAGTTGGTGACCAACTAGCCAAGACACTTCTGGGTGAAGGTGGCAAAGGTATGGGTGACTCGGTTACAAGAGAAATTCTTACAGAACACTTCAGTGGAGATGACCAAAGACACACAGAACTTAGGGATGAGTTCCGTAAAGTTGCGGGAAGTGATAAGAAAACCGCAGCTAAAGCTAATGGTATTAAGTCAAAGCTTGGTAAGACTCTTCTTAAGAGTATGGGTCTTACCCGTGGTATCACTGACCCCTCAGGTAGAAGAACCGTTGCACTACAGGAGAATGTATATCGTGGCTTCCTACAGTCAATGGCAAATGCTAAACCAAAGGACAGACAGAGGTATGCTGATGGGTGGGCGGAAGCAATCAAAGCCGGTAATGAAGAGAGAAGTCCCAAGGCTGTAAACAAGAAACTGGTTGAACTAGGTCTTATTGATGAGGACATCCTTAACGATAGAAAGGCAGGTAGAGTTTTTAAGGAAGATTTCGATATCAAGTCCTTTATCTTCAAGTTCAGAAAGTCTTGACAAACAGACTATAATATAGTATACTGACTGGGTGTAAAGCTGTATAGAATGAAAGAACGTCGTAAGTATCCTACAGTTCTGAGATATCCTGGTGGCAAATCACGGATTATCTACTATCTGTTTAGGCGTGACATGTTGCCTAATAACATTAAGGAGTATCGTGAAGGTTTCCTTGGTGGTGGTTCTTGTGCTCTGGCATTCTCTACGATGTATCCAGATATTCCTGTCTGGGTGAATGACCTGTATTATAATTTGTATATTTTCTGGACTCAACTCCAGAATAACTCTGATTCTCTAATCAACCGTCTGTTGGATTTGAAGAATGAGGCGTGTAGAGCTGCTAATCCTGATGAGTTAGAGAAGAAACATCGTGAGTTGTATGGTGATATGAGAGCTCTGATTGAGAGTTCTAATGACCCTAGTGACTTGGCTACTGCTTTCTATGTGTTGAATCGTTCTAGTTTCGGTGGTTTCACTGAACAAGGTAAGAACTCTTTCATCCGTGACGCATACAAGAACACTATCTTCTCACAGAGTAAGATTAAGAAACTGGCTAACATCAGTAAGATTATTCAACCCTGGAAGATTACTAATCAGGACTACAGAGTGTTGATGGATGAGCCTGGTGAGGATGTATTTGTATTCCTTGACCCACCTTATATGATTAAAGACTTCTTGTATGGTAAAGACAAGGAGATGCATACTAGTTTCTCACATGATGACTTTATTGATGCATGTAAAAGGTGTAATCATCACTGGCAAATTACATACAATGAACACCCATATCTGAGAGAGCAGTTCGCAGACTTCCACCTGGAGAACTTTGAGTTCACCTATTCTATGGCTCACAGAACTGATACAGAACAGGGTGTACAGAAGAGAAATAAGAAGGAAGAACTCCTGATTTACAACTATGACCTCTGTAGGGAACAACATTGCAATGTTCTTGAAGAACTATTGTACTCATAAATATAAAAAACACTGCGGATAATGAGAAGTTTTAGTAATTTTATCTTTGAAGCAAGGGCCACAGAAGCCTCGAAGAAGGCTAAGGCTAAGGGATTGACATATGATTCTGCAAAGAGTGGATGGGTAGATAGACAAGGTAATGTAGTAGCTAGAACAGAGAACGGACAGTTAGTATTCACACAAGGTAGAGGACCAGGTAAAGAAGAAGGTGAATCACAACAACAGGTCAAGAGACCTGACCTGGTGAGTGACAAGAAGACTAGTGGTGAGGAAGAAGGACAAGTTAAGAAAGGTGGTGAAGAAGAAGGAACAGAAGGTAATAAGTCGGGTGAAACACTCACTGTTGTATTTGGTAGATTCAATCCTCCTACAGTAGGCCATAAGAAACTCCTTGATGGTGCTGCAAATATTGCAGGACAAGGCGACCTTAGGATCTATCCTTCAAGATCATTTGATCCTAAGAAGAACCCTCTTGATCCAGGTCAAAAAGTAGAAGTCATGGGTAAGATGTTCCCTGACTACAAGGATGACATCGTAAATGATGAGAGTGTCAAGTCCATCTTTGATGCTCTTAAACTAGCAGACAAAGAAGGATATGAAAACGTTCAGATCGTTGTAGGGTCTGATAGAGTTGTTGAGTTTGACAACCTGGCACAGAAATACAATGGTGACCTGTATGATTTTGATGAGATCGAAGTCATCTCAGCAGGTGAGAGAGATGCAGATGCAGAAGGTGTTGAGGGAATGTCAGCATCTAAGATGAGAAAGGCAGCAGCTGATGGTGACTTTGAGACATTCAGATCTGGTATCCCTGATACCATGGATGACAAGGCTGTTAAGACTTTAATGAATACTGTTAGAAAGAATATGAATGTCAAGGAAGGATGGAATCTCTGGGAGATTGCACCTAAGTTTGACTGGAAGAACCTGAGAGAGAACTATGTGTCAGGTAACATCTTCAAGATGAATACTATTGTTGAAAACTTGAATACTGGATTGGTTGGTAAGATTATTCGTAGAGGAACTAACTATTTGATCTGTGTAACAGAGGATGATATTATGTTCAAGTCTTGGATTAGAGATATCAATGAGTATTCAGAAGTCAAGATGAGTAGAAAGGAGAGAGTAAAAGGTAAACCAAACACTCTTATTGGTACAGATGGTTACTTTAAGTATGCCTCTGACATGACACCTGGGTTCAATAAAGGAGAGAAAACCAATCTCCAACAAGGCGGTAAACCATACAAGGGACAGAAACAAGAGTCATTTAGTATCATGGCATTTCTAAATAAGTACAGGAAAAAGTAAAGTATCATGGCACAAAAGTTTTACAGCTGGAGAGATGAACTGCGTGAAGTCGCAGATATCCCTTCCTCAGAGCCTGAGACTGACACAAAGGCCAGGAGAAAGATTGAAGATAAGAACGTGAAAAATAAAATTAAGATCAACCCTGCTATGGGTGAGGCATTTGAAGCCATCGGTGGTACTATCCTTGAGGTAGTCGAACTTGATGAAAAGATTAATATGAAGAAGGCAGACATGGGCGATGTCGTCAAAGATTTCTATAAGTCCGACGCTCCCCAATTCAAGGGGAAAAGCAAGACTAAGAGAAGGGAGATGGCTATCGCCGCCAAATTACAAGCAGAAAAACCACAGTAAATCATATATAGTTTGAGTTACTGGTTAAATTATGTCTGCACTTCTTCTCTCACTGGCATCTAAAGTCATTACTGATGCTGTTTCTAAGATTCCCGACAATGAGGAACTTGGTGAAAAATTGATTGATATTTGTATCGCTATCCTTGGTAAGGCAGTAAAACTTACTAAGACTGATATGGATGATAAACTTTTGGAAACTGTGGTTGAGGCCATTAAGACCAAAGAATGACATAACGGGGGGCAGCGTCTCCCGTTTTTTTATAAATATTTTTAGCTTATAAATTCATACAAGGGCATAAAGACATGGCACTTTGGGGAAACAATGACAATGTAGGGTCTGCTGGTACAGTTATTCTGGACTACAGCTCTGGCGTTGTGACAGGAGCCGGAACTTCTTTTGGTATTGCTGGAGGATGCTCTGAGGGTGACGTAATTAGATTTGGAACAAGAGGTGGCGGTGGCGTTTACTTTGGTGATGCTGTAATTGTTAGTATCGCTAGTTCTGAGTCACTTACAATCGGTTCAACTATGGGTCTGAGTGGCGCGGCTATTTCTGGAGCTGAGTTCACAGTCAGTCAGCTTCCTAAGTCGTCTGTTCTGGACTCTAAGTATAGTGAAGCGTCTTACGGAACAGATGACTCATTGGTATATGGTATTTCTGACACTGATGCTCAGAATACAACTTACGCTACTGAGTATTCGAAAGCAGATGCTGGCTGGGTTGGTGTTACAACCTACCTAGATAACCTTGGCAACCTCAGAGTCAAGAGAGAAGTTCTGGTCGCTATGTCTGGTATTACAACCGGTACTGACAGCATCGGATATCCTACAGCAGAATGATGTAAATGAGATTTAATGAATTGAACGAGGATAACTTTCTCCTCTTTGCTATTAAAAATTATGAGAATCCTCAAGCAGTCACTAAAGAAGACTTCGACAAGGATTTAAATCATTTTCGATACATCAAAAGGTTACTTAAACGATATAAGAGTAGTGGTGATTTGAAGATTCATCTTCTGATTAATCATTTTATTATTCTCTATAATATTTTTGGTGAAGCCACTACTCCGATGTTATTCTTTAAGATAGAAAAACATCTATGGTCTGCTGTGAAAACATTCGTTGTATTTCTAGACAGACTTCCTGAGCATCCTCACTCCTATATCCATGATATAGAGATTGATGATCAGATCTACCAAGAACTCGATAGGATGACAGATGGAAAAGGATAAGATTGATAGATTCATTGATGCATTCAAGTCTGCAATGTATCAAGAGTTCAGTGTGAATGAAGAAGGTATGGTAGCCAATGCACCTGGACAATCAGGTGGATTCACTTCATCCTCTCCCGCAAAGGGACCAACAGCTGGGTATGATCAACCCATTAAGTTTGACGGAAGAAATAAATTTGTCAGAAAAGCCATCAAAGACCTGATGGATAGGAAGGAAAAGAGAGCTGCAAGAAAGGCAAAGAAAAAAGCTTTAGACTTCAACCCATACTTCAAACCTCAGAATGGACAATCAAATTAAAATTGCAGTATTAGAACAAAAGATTGAAGACATTCATACCATTGTCTCAAGACTGGACACTGCCATTGAAAAACTGTCTGAGGTAAATACAACAGTTAGCAGAATGCTTGCTGTTCATGAAGAAAGAATTACAAAACAAGAAAAAATTGACGAGTTATTATTTACAAAGATTGACAAACTCCGTGATAAAATGGACTTCGATCATAACCTTGTCCTGTCAAGAATATCTGGACTAGAGAAGAAGGTCTGGATTGGAATGGGTATAGTATTAACAATATCTTTGATGTTCAGAGCAGGTGGTATATTTCAAAACATCTTGACACCAGCCCCACAAGAGGTTATAGTAAGAAAGAGTTAGACTTACATGTATGGATTATGTTGATGGTAAATTCATCAATGAAATCTCCTCAAGACTTCAGAAGTTTAAAAAGGTAAAGCCCAATCTTTATAACTTCCGCTGCAATATCTGCGGAGATAGTAAGAAGCATAAGAATAAAGCCAGAGCCTACTTCTATCAGGTAAAGAACAACACTAACTTCAAGTGTCACAATTGTGGTGCTTCTTTGTCATTTAATAATTGGTTGAAGGACTTTGATGGACCTGCCCACAAACGTTATACCTTTGAGAAGTTTAAAGAAGGTCACACCGGAAAAGGTTTTGTTGCTGAAGCACCTGAAGAGATATTCTCTAGGTTGGGTTCTTCTAAACCCGTATTTAAAAACAAAGTCACTCTTGATTTGTTGGGCGCTTTTGATGTAGACAAGTCCAAGAGTTATCTACATCGAAGAGGTATCTTTGATGGGGAGTTTTATTATGCTGAGAACTTCCAAGAGTTTATTAACTCATTACTTCCAAATACATTTAAGGACATCAAGTATGGTGAGGAGAGGATTGTCATTCCTCTTGTCAGGGATGGACAACTTATTGGTCTTCAAGGAAGAGCCCTAAGTTCTAATCCTATTAAATACTTAACCATTATGTTGGAGGAAGATGCTCCCAAAATATACGGACTTGACAACATCAATAAAGAACTACCAGTCTATGTGGTCGAAGGACCCTTCGACAGCACTTTCCTCAACAATAGTGTGGCTCTGTGTGGTAGTGATGGTGAAGTTGGTGATCTTGAAAGAGACCTTCTTGTTTTTGTCTACGATAATGAACCCCGTAATAAAGAAATTGTCAGAAGGATTGGAGGATGTATTGAGAGAGGCGAAAGAGTCGTCATCTGGCCAAGCAACATCACAGAAAAGGACATAAATGATATGGTCCTTGCTGGACACAATGTAAAGAGTCTGGTAGAATCTAATACCTATAAAGGTCTAGAAGCAAAGTTAAAGTTTACAACCTGGAAAAAAGTATGAGCAACAGAACTAAAGTTAAGAAAAGAGACGGACGTGTAGAACATTTAGATCTGGATAAGATGCACCTAATGGTCCATGAGGCATGTGAGGGTCTGGCTGGTGTATCTGCTTCACAGGTAGAGATGCAATCAGGTATTCAGTTCTATGATGGAATCACAACTGCGGAAATTCAGGAGATCCTTATTAAGAGTGCTAGTGATCTCATCGATCTGGAGCATCCTAATTATCAGTTTGTGGCGGCTAGACTCCTCTTGTTCTCCTTGAGGAAACAGATCTATGGTAAGGAACAAAACATCCCCTCTCTGGTGGATCACATCACTGAGAATGCCTATGATGGTCACTATGATAAGGGTATCTTTGAAAAGTATTCTCTGGAAGAGATTAACAAGGCCGAATCCTTCCTAGATCATGGTCGTGACTTCCTGTTCACATATGCTGGATTGAGACAGGTTGTAGATAAATACTTAGTGCAAGACAGAAGCACTGGGACACTCTACGAAACCCCCCAGTTCATGTACATCATGATCGCTTTGACGATCTTCCAGGAGTATCCTAAGGAGACTCGTCTCTCATACGTCAAGAGGTACTATGACGCAATCTCCAAACACAGAATCAACATCCCGACACCCATTATGGCAGGGGTGCGAACACCACTCAGGCAATTTGCATCTTGTGTTCTCATTGATGTTGATGACACCCTCGATAGTATCTTTAGTAGCGATATGGCTATTGGCAGGTATGTCGCACAAAGGGCTGGTATCGGTATTAACGCAGGTAGAATCCGTGGGATCAACAGCAAAATCAGAGGTGGAGAAGTTCAACACACGGGTGTTGTTCCATTTCTTAAGAAGTTTGAATCTACTGTACGATGCTGTACTCAGAACGGAATCCGTGGAGGATCAGCAACCGTACACTTCCCCATCTGGCACCAAGAGATAGAAGACATCCTGGTTCTTAAGAACAACAAGGGTACAGAAGACAATCGCGTGAGGAAGCTTGACTACTCCATCCAACTTTCAAAGATTTTCTACGAGCGTTTCATCCAGGATGGAGAAATTAGCTTGTTCTCACCGCATGATGTACCTGGACTCTATGAGACTTTTGGTACTGATAGATTTGATGAGCTATATGTTCGTTATGAACGAGATGAGTCTGTTCCAAAGAAGACTGTTAAGGCTCAAGAACTTATTCTGAACCTCCTCAAGGAGAGAGCAGAGACAGGTCGTATCTACATTATGAACCTGGACCACTGTAACTCCCACTCATCCTTCAAGGACAAGGTAGAGATGTCTAACCTGTGTCAGGAGATCACACTACCCACATATCCCCTACAACATATTGACGATGAGGTCTCAGAGATTGCTCTGTGTATCCTGTCGGCTGTCAATGTGGGTCGTATCAAGTCTGATGAAGAATTGGAAGAGCTCTGTGACCTGTCTGTAAGAGCTCTGGATGAGTTGATTGACTACCAGAACTATCCTATCAAGGCAGCAGAGATTGCAACCAAGGCACGTCGTTCCCTGGGTATTGGTTTCATTGGACTGGCACACTACCTGGCTAAACTCGGATTCAAGTATGACTCACAAGAGGCATGGGATGCTGTTCACGGGTTGTCTGAGTCCTTCCAATACTACCTGTTGAAGGCTTCCAACAAGTTGGCTATGGAGAAAGGCCATTGTGAATACTTCGGTCGTACCAAGTACTCTGATGGTATTCTTCCCATTGATACATACAAGACGGATGTAGATGAAATCACACCTCATACACTGAACCATGATTGGGAAGCTCTTAGACTCGATATCCTCAACTACGGGCTTAGACACTCAACTCTGTCCGCACAGATGCCATCGGAGAGCAGTTCCGTTGTGTCAAACGCCACAAATGGAATTGAACCACCTCGCGATTACTTGTCCATTAAGAAATCCAAGAAGGGACCACTCAAACAGATTGTCCCCTCGTATGGTACACTTAAGAACAACTATACTCTCCTTTGGGATATGCCTGATAACACTGGGTATATCAATGTGGTCGCAGTCATGCAAAAGTTCTTCGATCAGGCAATCAGTGGGAACTGGAGTTACAATCCTGAACACTACCCTGACAATGAAGTCCCTGTGTCCGTGATGGCAAATGACTTCCTAACTACATATAAGTATGGATGGAAAACAAGTTATTATCAAAATACTTATGATATTAAAACTGATGAAGTAGTTGAGGAAAAACCCAATCTCCAATCACTCCTCCAAGAACTTTCTGGTGCTGAAGAAGAAGATTGTGAAAGTTGTAAAATTTGACGAAAGTTTAAAAGTCCAATAAAGAATGGACAAAACCATAATCTTGGAGTATGATGAAACTCAAATATTTTAGAGAGGTAAATAGTGTGTGTGAAATTTTTGTTAGAGTTAAGTCAAGTAGAGGAGGGAGAGTGTGAATCGTGTTCAATTTAGGGTTTCCTCTGAGGGAGACAATGTTATGAATGAAGTGAAAGGGATGACGGTATTCAACACCGAACCCACCAACCCAAAGAAACAACCCATGTTTTTTGGAAAACCCTTAGGGGTTCAGCGTTATGATTCATACAAATATCCAGTATTTGAGAAACTCACCACCCAACAACTTGGATACTTCTGGAGACCTGAGGAGGTCTCATTGCAGAAAGATAGGGCAGACTACCAAACGCTTCGCCCTGAACAGAAACATATCTATACGTCCAACCTCAAGTATCAAATTATGCTTGACAGTATACAAGGGCGTGGTCCTGGGATGGCTTTCATCCCTTACTGTTCATTACCTGAACTAGAAGCGTGTATGGAAGTCTGGGGATTTATGGAGATGATCCATAGTCGTTCCTACACATACATCATCAAGAATATTTACTCAGACCCTTCTGTGGTCTTTGATAAAATCATTACTGATGAGAGAATCCTTGAACGTGCTCGGAGTGTAACGGAGTCCTATGATGACTTCATTAACTCCGCACAACAGTATGGTAGTAGTAATGCTTGGATTCATCAGTTAGAACAAGTCCCCCAAGCACAAAGTAATCTCAAAGATGTTAAAAGAAAACTATACAGAGCAGTCGCCAACGTTAACATTCTTGAAGGTATTAGGTTCTACGTTAGTTTTGCTTGTAGTTTCGCCTTTGGTGAACTTAAACTCATGGAGGGATCAGCAAAGATTATCTCCCTGATTGCAAGAGACGAGAACCAACACCTGGCTATCACCCAGAACATCCTGAACAAGTGGAGAGATGGTGATGACCCTGAGATGGCAACTATCGCAAGAGAAGAAGAAGAGTGGGTTTACGCAATGTTCGACAGAGCAGTAAACGAGGAGAAGAAATGGGCTGACTATCTGTTTAAAGATGGTAGCATGATTGGTCTTAATGACACACTTCTCAAGCAATATGTTGAATGGATTGCAAATAGAAGAATGAAGGCAATCGGACTAAAACCTGTCTACGATATCGCAGCCAAAAACAATCCACTACCCTGGACACAACACTGGATCTCATCAAAGGGATTACAAGTGGCACCACAAGAAACAGAAGTGGAGAGTTATGTGGTTGGAGGTATCAAACAGGACGTTAAGAAGGATACATTTTCTGGATTTAAACTTTGATATGAGGGGACTTCGGTCCCCTTTTTATTTGTAAATAAATATTATCAAAGGAATAAGCCTATGTTATCGTCCAACTACAGACTGAGACTGGAAGCCATATGTTCAAAGATTGTAAAGGGCGAAAACGTAGAACTAAGTGAGATGATCGATGCCGCAATTCGTAAACATAATAGAAATGCATCAGTTATTTCTATGTCTGTCGGTTGGGTTGTTCTTGCTCTATTTGCTGAAGGTATGCTTCGACTGGTAGGAGTCATAGACCCTGTGTTTCCTTGGTTGAAAATCACTCTCTAAATACACCAGAGTAAAATGGATATGTGAGTTATGAAAATCCTTGGATATATAATGGCCAAGCCTTTGATTCTTGCGATATTGGCGATTACTTCGGTTTCGTCTATTGTATTACTAATATCCAAACCAACAGAAGATACATTGGGAGAAAATACTTTTACTCAAGAAGAAATCCTAGACCTGATGGTACGAACAAGAAACGACGAAGAGTTACATCTGAGAGTGACTGGAAAAAATACTACGGAAGTAGTCCAGAACTTAAAGCCGATATTAAAGAACTTGGCAAGTTCAATTTTAGGAGAGAAATCTTGTCACTCCATTCAACTGGTGGAAGGGTAAACTACGAGGAAACCAGACAACTCTTCCTCAATAATGTACTCACTGAGAGTATGGATGATGGCACACCCAAGTACTATAATAGTAATGTTCTAGGTCGCTATTTTCGTAAAGACTATTTTGATAAATAACCTCAGTTATTTCTAAGGATATGGACGCTCCTAAGGATGAGGTCAAGAAGGACGAACCCAAGAAAAAGGGTCCACTTGGAAAAATTAAAGAGAAGATGGACGATTCTGAGGAACAACTGGCCATCCTTTCTACGTTTGTTAGGCTTGGTATTCTTATCTGGTCTGGTGGTATCCTTACTCTGGCTTATATCAAACTCCCTCCAGCTCTGGGTATTCCTGAACAGAAGTTAGACCCCACCTTCATCGCCTCTGTATTCACAGGAGTCTTAGCCACTTTTGGTGTTCAGACTGCTAAGAAGGGTGCCAATGGTGCAGCTGCATCAGGTGGTATAAGTAAGGTTGATATGGAGAGACTGATTGAGAAAGCATCTCAGACAGCCCCAGCTCAAACCATTAGGATTGAACAGGCTCCTGTCGTCCTTGCCCCAGCTGAGACAAAGAAGCCTTGACATGGGATTGTAACCTATGTTAACCTTTTTAGGTAATTCTAATGAATTTGTGCCCACCTAACGATTGGTGGGATGTAGAGTTTTAATTTCTTATGATTAATTTTTTAACTATCGCTAGTGCCGTCGGTGTCCTTGGTCTAACCAATGTAGCCGCAGCTCCCTTGTCGGACATCTTAGATGAGATGGAGACAGAAAACACCAAAGAGGAGTTGGTACAAGAGATTCAAGAACAAGAGATTGTAGCAGATAAAGGCCCCCGTTGGGTTTGTGAGAACTGCAATGAGAACGAGAGAGTTACTCTTGCATTCTTCCAGGACTACGGTATTACAGATAAGTATG